CACCGCAGTGAGGGCCATTAAAAACTACATACCTTAGAGGTACTTCATTTTTACTCCACCATTATTATACCATACCTCTAAGGCTTATTTCTTATACCATTTTTAGCCTAGGAGGTATTTTTTTATGTGGGTTGAAACTATAACCACTAAAGCTGGTATTACTAAATATAAATTTCAAGAACGCTATACAGATACATATAGTGGTAAAACAAAAAGGGTATCTGTAACATATGCTTCTAATAGTAGGCAAGCATACAAGCTTGCACAGGCTGAACTACAAAAGAAAATTGACTTGGCCACTAATACAGACATTGCCAAGGATATGACATTGAATGATGTTATATCTGAATATTTAGAGTCAAAGCGTGCATTTAGAAAATCATCTACTCAATATAGTATGGATAATTTGCATAAGCAGATTATTAAATGGTTCCCTACTGATATATTATTATCTAAGTTATCCCCTTATATTATCCAAAGTACGATTGATAAATTCTCTTGCCAGTATTCCTACAATTATACGAAACTTGCACTTAGTCTTATTAGACAATCATTGAAGTATGCAAGGCGCATGGAATACATACGTGATATTTCATTCTTAGATAATATTGAACTGCAAAAGCCTGTCACTAATGTAGATCATGTTAAAAAACAGCGTTCTAAATTCCTAACTAAAGATGAACTAAAAGATTTGCTTTCCCAATTAGATGCAATTAATCATCATGTATCACTTTTATGTGAATTTCAATCTTTAACTGGTCTTAGATTTGGTGAAATGGTTGCCCTTCGCACTCAAGACTATGATATTGAAAATGCTGAAATTGATATAAACGCTACTCTGTCTAATCGTGGTAGCTTTGCAGATGCATCTATGCGTTTACCTCCAAAGAATGTTCATTCTATCCGTAAGGTAAAACTAGATGCTAGGGCCGTACAAATTATTAATCATTTTATAACCGCCAATCAAGCAAGGCGCTTATGGAAGTCAAAGTTTGTTGACCTAGGATATATATTTGTAACAGACGGTGGCTTGCCATATGATCTACACTATGTAAATAGGACTATTAAAAAACTTGGTTTTCATAAACCAGTAAGCACACATACATTTAGACATACCCATATATCTATTCTTGCAGAGGCTAATGTTCCTTTAAAAGCTATTATGGAGCGTGTAGGCCATAATGAGCCACGTACTACACTTGCTATATACACTCATGTAACAGATGAAATGAAGCAAGAAGTTAATGCAGCAATCACTAATATGGGGAAAATACTTTCCACTAAATAAAACAAAAACCGCCAAAGCAATTAAGCCTTGGCGGTTTATTTTTACAACACACTCTATTCTTGATTTGATTATATCATAGTGATTTGTAAATGCAATAGGTATTTAAATAAAAAAGAAGCCACCGCATCATGTGCAGTGGCCTATTCTAACCCTCATATAAAAGGGGCAAATATTTATTTTTTAAAGGGGCAGAAAAGGGGCAAATTATCGTTACAATGCGTTACGATTTGTTACTCCTTCCCTTTCCAAATAGCTATATAACTTCTATGTCCGTTATCGTTTGTTACAATTTGTTACAATCTGTTAATTAGCTTGTAGAAATGGTGCGGATTGAGGGTTAAGACACTACAATCACTGTTTTTATCATGCTTTTTATACACCCCCTATTATAAAAGGGACAAAATAGGGGCAAACAAAAAAAGAGCCTACCAGCATAGATTTATTCTATGTTAGTAGGCTCTTTTATTTATAGTTGCGTGTATCCACCATTACACGCTATGGAGATATATTGGATCACTTCCTTAATGTTTGAACGCTACCCCTATAATTGCACCACCGCTTAAAATTTGTGATACATTTCGTTGCATCCGCAAGCGTTTAATGGTTTTCTTGTCGTTCTCTATTTGCCCTTTCAATTCGGTCAAAGAGTTCTGTGTTTCGTTTAAGGTAATTTCTTGCTTCATTGATTGAAGCTTGGCTTGCATCAATTCGTTCTCCAATTTGTTGATTGTATTGTGTGCTTCGGTCAACTCGTTCTTTTGCTTCATGACTAAGTTCTGTGCTTCGGTCAATGGAACGCTGGATGCTTCGATTAAGTTCAATGCTTTCTCGTTGTTGCTTTTCAATTCGTTCCACTGTGTTAAGGGTATTGTTATCGTTGCTTCCTGTTGGTTCATGGAAGATGTACCAGATGCAAAAGATAGAGATGAACACAATAATACCGATAACAGCATAACGATAGTTAATACCATTAATTGTAGTTTTGACTTTCTCATACATATTTACCCCCTAATACATATAATTAACATCAACTGGTAATCCTGCTACAAGTCCATTATCACTGTATTGCCAAATCTTAACATCTGGATAATCACATTCTGTTGCGCCATATTGTGCGCACCATACAGGAACGCTTGGCATCTGACTATATGCATATGTTTCATCCCACAATAAGGAATATCCACTATAGATGCCTACATTATTAAATCCTGCTTGCCATAATCTATTTACAAATCTACTAATGCAATTAGTCATATCTTGAGATGTAAGTGCGCCAGCATTAATATATGCACGTAATTGAGTGTGTTCTTCATAGTCATACCAAATACCAGCTTGTAGATGCCAATCAGTATATCCATATGCATTTAATGTATTGATTACCCATTCTGCTTCTTGTACAGATGTTGCTTCTGTGTACGCATGGCTAAAATAATATACCCCTACATCTAGGCCTGCTTCTAATGCTGCAGTAATGTGTTCTTCAAAATATTCATCTACATTATATGCTTCACCTAACTTAATAATTACAAAGTCATTGCCCTCTGCTTTAGCTTGCTCCATTCGTTCAAGGTTGAAGTAAGGATTACCGTTATAATCTTCTTGCCACGCTGAAATATCAAACCCTTTTCTCACTTCTTATCACTCCTTTCTGTAATGTTTGGTAATGGTGGTATTTTTGGTTGTTCCTCTAATTTGTCTGGTATTCCGTTTCCGTCTTTATCAATCCATAATGCAAGGAAGCCTACAAGTGCAGTTAGAACAGAAGGAATGAATATATGATCTATGATATTAATCCCTACATTAATTAATTTATTCATATCATCTGAAACATGCCCTTGAATAAATACCATTACATACTCTGCTACTACCAATAAAATAGGCACTAGCATTGTTAATACTAGCGCCCTTGTTGCCCACATCCCTGTTGGATGAATATTGGCTATCTTTATGGAATTGTATGATTTTTTTATTGAATTAATGAGCTTTGGCGGTATGTTCATGAAGTTCTTCCTTTATATCATCAACACGTACTTCTAAGGCTTCAACTTTTGCTGATAATAATACTTGCTTGCTTTCTGCCTTAATCCGTTCTGCACGTGATAATTTAATTTCATCTTTCAAATCTTTTAGCGTGTCAGTTAGTACACCCCATTTTTCTTGAAAGATAAGATTATCTTGCATCCGTTGTGAGTCTAATTGTTGTAACAACGGAATAATCAACAATCTATATCCTGCACCTGCAACTACACCTACAATTGTAAGAGTGGTTAATATATCATTCAGTTCGAATTGCCATGTCCACATTCCTTTATGCTTTCCTCCAATATCCTATAATATCAATAATATACCGTGTGTTCGCTGGTACACCCCAACCCTTAATTATGCGACTATTTCGTTCAACATAAATACTATTGTTATTTACATCAACGCTTCTTTCAATTAGCCGCACAGCAACTGGTGCAGTTGGTGGAAGTGATGCGACCATATTGCCATTACCTGAAGGAGTTTTTAATTTAAAATCAAAATGCAAGTACCCCCATCCAGTTAATTGGTCAAATGCTAAGTAACCCCTATCAGCCCCAGGATTACTAGCTATAGCATTGCCCCAAACTACTTCGTATATTTCGATTGGTTGCGAAGCTACTTGGCCCCCACCGCTCCCAGGGTCTCCTTTAGGCCCTTTTAATGCCAGTAATTGTTCTGGTGTAAAATCTGAATATCTGAATGGTTCTCCTTTATCACCCTTTGGCCCTTTAAGTGCGTTAAGTTGGTCTTGCGTGAAGTCAGAATATTTAAACGACTCACCTTTAGGCCCTGGTGTCCCTTGTGTACTTGATGTATACTGATTAATTTCTGTTTTCTTAACATACTCACTTAATTCAGATTTTTGAGCGAAGGACTGCCCCTCTAATTTATTAACGTAACGACTAGAAGCATCGCCAGGTGTTAATGCATATTGAGTAATCTCGTTTTTCTTAATAAAAGTGCCTAAATCGTTCTTATATGCAAATGTTTGAGTCGCCCAGCCTTTTTGAGCATAATTATTGTTGGCATCTGTTTTAGACAAATAGTTATTTAACTCTTCTTTAAGTGCATACTTAGGGTCTCCTAGCATGGTAAGGTAGTTTCTTATATCAACTTTTTTTAGATACAGATTATCGGCATCTTGTTTAGTTGTATAGGCTGATAAATCTACATTAGCACCAGTGCCAGGCGGTCCTGGTGGTCCTTGTTCACCTCTAGGGCCTTTTAAACTCTCTAATTGCTCCTGTGTGAACATATCATAAGTAAAAGGCTTTCCGTCTTTACCAGGAGGGCCTTGAATACCCTGTAACCCTTGTTCACCGTTTAGTCCGTCAATACCATTTCGACCTGGTTCGCCTGGAGGTCCAGGAGGACCAGGAGGTCCTTGCTCTCCTGGTTCACCCTTCGGCCCTTGCAATTTAATAATTTGGGTATTATCTTTAACAATGATTTTATCATCATCATCATTAGACTTTATATGAATATTTTCATCACTCATATTATTTCCCCCTATTACTGATGCCTTCAGCTATTGTTATTTCACCTTTTATCAGACATTTGATAGGCTTTTCACCACTCCACAGAAATAAATCCCAATAGTACTTGCCATAGTTCAATGTGTTGGTATCCAATGATAAGATGATTTTACTTAACTCATCACCTTCTAACCCCTCTTGTGATACTGCCACATCAAACTTTGTCTTGTACTCATCATCAGTTGGATATTTTCTAACGCATGCAAATAGGCTTTCACTATCTACTGCATTTGTATATCCAACATTTAGAGTAATTGCTTCTCCTTTAATGACATTAAAGTTGTGTTGGACTGGTAACATCCGCATCATCCCCTTCCAAATCCATTAGATCATTATGAATACAACCCTCTGTAGGGCAAGTGCCTTTTTCATTTAAAGTAGCCCAGCAATATTCACAAAAACGCATTACAGGTACATTGCTTTTGATTTCTTCCATTATTTCACCGCCTTAATTTTAGTTACCATTTCAGCTTGTAAAGTCTTATATTGTGCTTGCAAATCACTAATATCTGCATTAGCCAATCGTCTCCGCAATACTGCTTTATCAAGTGCATCAAATCGTTTATCATAGTAATTTTTAATTTCTGCAATTTGTTCAGCCTTAGTTGGTTCTTTTGGTTGTGGAATTACAAACTCACCATTTACATAAAACTTGCCAGCCATAAATTCATCTAGCATACTATCGCCGTCTGCAGAGTAAATATAATCCGCTGCATCTGGCCATTCTTTTTTAGCATGATCTAGTAATTCATCTTTGCTAATCAAATTATCAACAAAAGATGTAATGCGTTCACCTTGTTCATTTAATACGAATACATATTGGTTCATACTTTCCCCCTATTAATAACCCATTGCAATAAATGTCCCATAGTCATTTGTAACTGCTCCGTCAAAGCGTTTAGACAATACTTTAAAACCTGTGCTTGTAACGCTGTGAACAGAGAAAAACTGAATAGCATTTCTGTTATTATTCTCTCTGCCATTTGTTGTTACTTGTACGTTGCTAGTTGTAAATGCAATAGGGAAATTAATTTGTGTGCCATTCGGAATATTATTATATTGTCCCCACTGCATAATGAACCCATTCGCAAATTTTACATAACCATCAATTCCATTTAATTTTGATGCAACAATAGCACCTTGCCCCAATAAGCCTTTAAGCGTTCCTAAATTAAGTACTTTATTAATATCACTATCATTGTAATTATTAGTGATGAAATCGATTGCTTTTGATGTATTATCACCTTTAACTAGTGATAACCCTGTGTTGGTTTTATTTGCATCCTTAACATAAGCACCAGAAGTAATAGCAATATATCTATCTAATTCACCTTTAGTAACAAATGTACTATCAGACATGTTAATGGTGATGTTTTTTGCATTGCCAATAACAGTTCTAATCTTATAGATTTCACTATCAATAGGTGTGGTCTTGTCAGGCACATACCCAACATTATTTCCACCATTGGTATAGCTATACAACATTTCCGCTTTACCATCTACTTTTGCATACATACCAACTTCACGAGGGAAGAACCCTACATTTAAAGTATTGTTTGACAATGTAGCGGTAATTAAATATTGGCCGTTCCCTTCATTGACCCCATTTGTTACAGGCAATTCCATTTTAGGAGAAATCACACCAGTCATTTCATTGAAGTTTCTACCTGTTGCATCTCCATCACCAACTACAACACGTGTAAAAATTAAATTCTTTCGTGTTGCTACGCTTTCGGCAATCATTGCCAATCCATTTTTAGTAACCACATTCTGTGGATATTGACTAGGCATTATTTACCCCCTTAACAATTAATATAATTAATTACATTAGCTTTAGTAATGTACACACCAGCAACTATAGATGCATCATCTAACGTTGAGTTAAAACCTACCATTGGATTTATGGTAGTAGTTTCAAATGTAGTAACAATGCTACCAGCATACAATTCACCGTCAACGCTATGTACATCGTTAATGCTCAACCCAATATGTGATGGCTTAACTACAGTTAGGTTTTTACGAATTTGCGGAATAGCATATACAAAACTAGAGTTATTAAACTCTAATTTCAATACACCATCTTCAAACAACACATCTACATCATCTAAAACGAATGTTTTAACAATAGCCTTGATTTTATCTAAGGTACACTTGCCATTGTTATTCCATAGCATCTGTACTATAGCTCTCCGTTGCTCAACTGTACCCTCACCATTGATTCCTAAATCTTTTTCGTAAACCTTTAAACCACGTTCACCTACTGCATCAAAGAAGCCATTATCTAGTAATACATCTAGTAGTTCATCTATATCTTGCAGTTGTATGCCAGCCACTTGATACAATTCTCTAACCCATGGATCATTGCGATACATTTTATTGATAGCTTTTAGTGCATACTCTTTAAAATCTTTATTAGTCATTTAAAGCCACGCTAACTGTACCCAATACGGCAACCTCTTCCTTAGTTAGATTGATTTTACTAACTTTACCATTAACTGTAACGCTTTCATAATCAGTAACCCCAGCACTATCGATAATGATGTTACTAATTTGTGCTACTGATACATAGTCTTGTTTGAACGCTATTCTCTTTAGGTATGCTGTAACCGCATCAGTAACATCAGATGTGATGCTTGATTTAGTAGTAGTTGTAGTATGTTGTACCCCTCTAACATCAATATTGATAGGCACCTCTGTAGCACTAACAACAGTACAATGTGCCCCTATAGGTGCTTGCCCATCTCCTATGCCTTTACTATCTGGGTCTATGTAATCTTGTACACGCTTCACTAAATCAGTACTTGCTGCCTTTCTATCGGAATTAATGATAACTACCTTAACAGTATTGTTACCATTCCAAAGGCCTATTACATTAGCTTCGCCTACACCCTCTACTTCTTTTGCCCATTGTTTATAGTGGTAATCGTTACCGCTCGTTGCTGGTTCTCTTAACTCTTCATAGTAGCGTTCACGCAAATCATCGTCTTTTTCCTCATCTTCGCCACCTTTGGCCGCATCATCATTAATGACTGCATTGATACCAGCAATAGTAATAGGCATTTGTGTGATTGTGCCTTTAGGAACATTACCAACTGCACCAGCTTTAGTGCATCTGATTTTGATGATAGAGTTATCTACTACATCTTTGTTTTCAAGCGACTCATATTGAATACCGCTTTCGCTTTCAAATAAATCGCCCTCGTGGATAGTGCCGTTACCATCTACAATGCGTAGGTTACATATTGCTTTAGTTGATAGTTTCCGCTGCGTTCCTTTACGTTGGAATACGACCCTTGTTAGTTCATCGCCTGTTAAATTATCCACGTTTTGTTTGCGTTCGATTTCTTCCGCCTTTTTCCACAGTTCAAGTAAGGCGAACGCTTCACCTCTTGTTATGTCATACGTTGGAAAGCCTTCGGTTTTCTGATACGCATCATCAATGTTTTCAAGCATCGTATTATGGATACTATCAACACTATAATTCGAATTCATGTTCTATCTTCACCTCTTCCCCTGTATTAGTAACTACTGTGAAATAAAAAATACCAGCATTGAATTGCCAATCTTTGACAACTACAACGCATGGTACTTTGTTCATGATACCCTCGGTTATTCTTCTTTTTATTTCAGATACTTTATATGCTCGTGGCAATCTGTACCCTAATAGTTTAGTTAGATCTAAACCAAAGCTATCACTATAGATTAAGTATTTCTTCATTTCAGTACGAATAAATAACTCAATCCATTGTTTAATTGCTTCAATCTGCGTATCTTCTACATTGCGACCATCTTCAAATACAAAACGATGTGTTTTATAGTCGAATTTGAATGACCGCCCCACCTTATGTTGTGCGTTTGTAGCCGTTTTAGTAGACTGAATGGAATTAGTGAAGTTGTAATCTGTAGGAAACATCATACCCCCTCTTTCACAATATCAACGATAAAGAAATGTTGCTCATTTTCATCTGGAATAACAAGCACTTTATCGCCAGCTTTCCATAATTCATTAAGCACTATCTTACCCTCACCCTGTGCATCGTAATCAGATTTAGGGCCAGCAGGGCAACCCTTATGTGTCATTTGTCCACTATGTCTATAAGAGTATGTAGTGATATGGTGAATTAATTGAAAGCATACATAACCATTAGATGCATCTATCGTAAACTTACCATCTCTGATAGCCACCTTCCATGGTGAAGTACTAATAACCTCACCCAAGCAAGCACCTATCCGTATAGGGTTAGTTCGCTCTTTGAACATAGATGCCATTTGACTGTGCCACTCTTCCATATATCCCCCTATGACATTCTAATTACTTTAGATGGTGCTTCGTTCGTGTGCCATGCGTTATTAGCATCAGAGTAAAACATTGCATGACCTTTACTGCTACTGTTACCAAAACCACCGCCAGCACCATCGGAAATAATAACGTGTTGATTATTCCCATATACAAGAATATCGCCTTTCTTAGCATAGCCGTCAAAGGCTTCTACTTTATATCCAGCATTTTGTGCATTACCAACTAATGTCGGTACATCTGCCACACCCATATCGGCTTGTTGCTTTAAGAATGGACTGTAATATGAACCAGCCTTAACTGCCACATCTACGCATCCATTATCACGATATACACTTTCATATCCGTTGAGTGCGTTCATGCCAGCATCAACCTGTGTTGCATTAGCGGTACTATTTGTTGCATTTGGTGTAACAGTTGTAGTAGTGCTTGTTGCATACTTGCTTGTATCAAGTTCTTTAGTTACACGCTTTAGATCTAATGTCATAGTATGATTAACTCCATAATTATGTTTGCAGTTTTCTACTATGAATTTATCGTGTATGTCTACTGTGTAATCATCAATTATAATAATGCGACCACTCCTTACTGTATCATCACCTAATAATGTTAGGTTTAACTTTTCAGCTATCTTATTAGTATCTTGAATTGTCTTTTTAGCAATTTGAGCGGTCTGTGCTTGCTTCTTATCATCAACCTTAACAATCTTCTTGATTAAGCCATATTTCTTGATGCTTTCGTTATCTTGAATGGTTGACTTAACCGATGTACTCTTTTCTTTTTGAGATATAGCCACAATGCTATTACGCATATCTTCCATGCTTAAATCTCTTGAGTAATTATTAATTGGTTGAGTGATAACCTTATCTAGCACTAAGTCTTTATAATCTTCAACGTGTATCTTGCCATCTCGGTATTCTAAGCGGTATTTATAGCCAGTTTCTTCTGTGGCTTGCTTGATAATATCCTTGATAACATCTGATACTGTTTCACCTTGATATATCTTCTTGATATTCGTCTTAATATCAGCCACATTACCCAAAGGCACGTTGTTTTCACTACACACCTTTTTAATGGCTTCAAGGCCACTAACACCATTGAATTGAATTTCAATCTCTGACTTGTTGAGATAAAAGCAGTAATCAAAGCAAGTATAACTATATTTGTTAGCACCGCTTTGTTTCTCTGCTACCACGATACCTTGAAATATAACTTGTTCTTGTTGCTCTTCGTTTAGTTTCGTTGTAGCACTCTTATTATTGTTACTAAGTTGGTTACTAAACTCAACCTTACCGCCAATAGCAAGCCGTGTACCCATAAGGTTAAAATCAAAAGGATTATCTGCTAAATCAAAGGTAAATTCTTGACCTAATGTATCGATACCATCTGACCTTTGATAGTTATTTGTATAGGCGGTAATTTCACGTGTTTCAGTAACATCCTTACCATCTTTGCCTTTGGTTGTGTTCGTATACTGTAACTTCATTTCTTAACCGCCTTATTATCAGTAGCTTTTGTATCTGTAGCCTTATTTTCGCCACCAGTCGAAGATTGGGCTGTAGTTGATGTATTAGTATATACATACTCTTCAATGCCTATTGTGGCCTTAATATCCCCAACCTTATCATATGTGTATGATAGATCATTAATGACACATGGCATGTTAAGTATTTCATTACCATCAGACTGAATAATGCATATCCGCATCACAGCTTTCATCTGCCGTTGTGCTTGAAAGAATTGCAAGCATTGTAGTCCATCGCTACCATTACCACGAATAAATGAGTAATCTTTATTGATTGGTAACAAGATATTATCTAAGGTTAATGTTCGTAACCCTAAAGGCCCTATCAGCTTAATATCACCCCTAAGACCATTAAAGGTTTCGTTAGATTGTGGTTCATTAATCGTAGGTAAAGGGTTAGGCACTACAGGCAATGTAATATATTCATCCGTCAATTCAGAGTGAAATACAATATCTGTAGTTGGTTTTCGTTCGGCATAATCTAAAATCTTACCGACTAGACCATGTGAAATTTTATCAGCAAACTTAGTAGCACGAGTTACCGCTAACTTTTGCAAGTCCGCTTGTTTCGTCATTAAGCGTTGCTTCATTACGCTTTTAGCGTTATCTTGAAAGCTCATTTCACACCCCCTACATATTGCCCATAGCTAACATAACTTTATCCGTAACGTGTCTACCGCACGCATCCATGAAATCTTCATTACCAATCACGTTGCCTTGTACTGTTACATTGACTGTTACATTACCACGATTATTTGCTAATTGTTTCATGCTTTCATCGTGTGGAATTACTTGTGATCCATTCGGTAGATTGATAATTTCGCCACGTTGATTTTCGTTGACATATGTCGCTCCACCTTTCCAGTACTCTGTACCAGTTGCATTATGTTCACCAGTTACACGGCCTATAGTGTTGTTATATAACCATGCTCCACCCTCTTTGATAGCATCGATTTTCTCACCAGCCCATTGCAATTTATCTTGAACCCATCCGAGCACATCCTGTGCAATAGATTTGATAATCCCAAAGTAACCATTAAAGATTTGGACTAGACCATTAAAGGCCATATCCCAGTTACCTGTGAATACACCTACGATAAAATCAATGATGCCGTTGAAGATTTGCATAACACCATCTAAGATAGGACTCATAATTTCCATGAAGCGGTTATAGATAGGAGTAACAACCTCTATAACACCATTTACAAATTCAGTACATCCACTTACTAGGCTTTCCCACAATTCGGAAGCATAACTTGAAATAGCATCCCAAACACCTATTGCTACCTCTTTAACCGTATCCCAGTTATAAATCAACAATGCAATAGCAGCTATCACGGCATACAATGCAAACACCATAGGATTAGCAATCATTAACATATTCAAAACCCTTACAACTTTGATTACAGTCATAAAGCCACTAAATATAGACATTAAGATAGGTAAGATGCTAGATATTACATTAAACGCAACAAACCCAGCAACAATGACCTTTAATACAGGCACTAAAAAACCTAAATTTTCAGTACACCATTTAACCGCATCACCAACAGTAGATAAAACGCTTTTAACTACATTCATACCTTCTGTTAGATTTGTCTTAATTGTTTCTTTGTTTTCTGTAATAACTTGTGCTATCCATGTGAAAGCACCACTAAATGTGTTAAATATATCTTGAATAACTGGTGCAACTATCGGCATGATTGTACTAACCATATCAATAAAAGCCTTTTGCATAGGCAATAAGCCTTTACCAATTGTAGCCATTAATGCTGCTTGTTGGTTCTTCATCCGTTTTAGTTGCCCATCTGGTGTATTAGCTAATATTTCATTCTGTTTTGAGAATGTACCATTAACAATTTCATTGATAGTTGCCAAGCGTTCTGCTTCTGTACCATTTTTGATGATTTCCTTTTGAACTTCCGTTAAAGGTATTTTCATCTTGTTTAAGCCAGCTACATCGCCATTGAACGCTCTACCGATTGCCTGTGATGCTAACTGTGCATCTTCTGCCGTAGCATTGATACCAAATTTACCAGCTACTAAGTTAGTTAATGCTTCTGATAGTCCGTCCACCTTATCAACAGGAACATTCCATTTATTTAACTCTTGATAGCCAGCACGAATAGTGCCAGCGGAGATAACCCCTACTTGCCCCCATTTAGATGCATATTCGTTTAACTGCTTTTGTGCAGCATCTAGCGACTGTGCGGATTTATCATACAAGGAATTGTTATTAGCCAAGCTATTACGCAATAATGTTTGAGATAATTCCGCACTCTTAGCTACATCAAGTGCCTTTTTACCATAATCAACAATAGCACCAACACTAGCGAACGCACCTAAACCTGACATTGCCAATCCCATCTTACCGATACTACCAGCAATGCCTAAGAATTTGTTATTAATTCCGTTACCAAAATTGCTTAACTTATTCTTCATGGCTACCATCTTGCGTTCTGTGTCTTTCGCACTATCCCCAGCCTTTTTCATAGGAGCGGTGAATTGGTCTTTAAGACTAAGTAATACATTAATGCTTTTAGCCATTATTGCCCCTTTCTAAATCTTCCATATCCAATTCGAAGCACGCACTATAAAATGTGCGTTCTAATGGATCCAATGCAAGTAACGAGGATAATGTATGGCCTTTTTGCATATAATAGCGGAACATTGTTAGTTCCCTGTCCGCCCTTATTGCTTTTTTACATCTTCAACAGGATTTGCAATACCATACATACCCAAAATAGCTTCACCTAATGCGGTAATATCTTCTACGCTATCGTTTAATACTTTATACACTACATCTGTAGGTTCAGCACATTCATATTTTGCTTGTAATTCTTGATTCTTAAACAAGGGAACGCAAGCATAGATGAGTTGTACCATTGCATCCATTACAGTTGATAGCGTTGCATCTTGCTTAATATCGTCCATAATACGCAATACTGTTGGTAGTGGTTGATGAATTACAGTCAACTCACCGCCTAAACCTTTTACATATACATCTTTAGATTGAAAACCCTCTTGCATATTGCGGTTAAGCAAATCTTCAAGTTGTAATTTAGCCATATATTATCCACCTCACATTAAAAGTAAAGGCGATGCATTAAGCACCGCCCATATATTAAAGAATTAAGTCTAAGTAGTTGTAATCAGCAAATTTGAAAGGATAGCTTTCTTCTTGTACCTTTTTGTTTTCAAATCCATGTGTTAATTCGTCCAAAGTAACACCTGTTAATTCGATACGTTCAGCACCATTTACATCTGGGTCTGTTAATTTAGATACAATTTTAATATCTGGTACACTACCATTTTTGATTTTACCAGCAATCTTTTGAGCTACACGGCTATCGATTTTGTGAAGTACTAATGTACCAGCACCTTCAAAACCTACCAAGCGTTGATGTACACCCATTTCGCCATTAATGTCTACCGCTTCATATTTAAGGGAGATTTTAGCTTCAAAAGATTTAACATTTGCATATAATTCGCCATCAATCCATACCTTACCAAATTGGCCACGTAAGATTTGATTATGAATGTCTTTACTTGCCATACTTTACCCCCTTATTCCATAGTAATTTGGAAGGACAAATCTTCCATAGCATCAAGAATTTTAACTTTAGCAGCAATGAATACAGTAGATTTGAAAGACATTTTTTTAACCTTATCTTCATCCCAGTCCTCTGCTTCTGTTTTACCCACAGATAGCCAAGCTTGACGTTGATTTTCAACATCAACATAAGCATGATTATCATACTCTGGATCTAATACTTCGCCATTAACTACTTTAGTTAAAGATTTGAAATAAGAGTTTACAGAAGAAATAAACAAGTATTGGTTATCCAAGTGGTTTTTATACTTGCCTACATAGTATTTTTTAAATGTAGAGTACAAATCTTCTTGAATTAAGTCCATACTTTCAACGATGATGATTTTACGCATATCTTCTGTATCAGTAGATGTGAATGTAGTCAATGTATTAACACCACGACCTACACGCACTACGTTATCTTCATCATCATTAATAAGAAGTAACCAGCCTTCATCAGTCCATTTGTTTACATCTTTTTCTGCAGTAACATAAGAGTTATCTACATAATCTAAATCTTCCAATTCATAGTATGTAATACTACGGTTCATTGGTAAGTTAGCCAAAATAGATGTAATACGTGGTAAGTAATCAGTCATTTTTACATTAGTGCCTGCTTCCGCATCAGTCTCATGTACAAAATTACCTTTCATATTTACAACGTGTTTATCATCTGCCACCGCTACATTAGCAACCACGCATTTAACTTTACGACCTTTAGAAATGACATTACGGCTTTTAGTGTAAGATACTAAATCTGTTTGCCATTCTGCTACAGTAGTACAAGCCCAGTTGTATTTAATACGGTCTAATACTTGTTTAATATCTGCAAATGCAGTTGTTCTAGTTGGAACGTGTAACACTACTACTTTGTTTACGTTTACATAGAAACAACGCTTCAACAATTTAATTGTATCTGCATTGTATTTTTTATCGGTGATGTCTGCTTCAAATTTGAATACATCATAACCGATTTGAGTTTGTTTATCGTCTTTAACGATAATTAAAGCCGTACCACGTTCGGAACGTAATACCGCAGATACTGCTTTTTGTAAAAAGACAATATCGATATTTGGTAAGCCAATCGCCATCTTATGCTCCTTTTACCCATTAAAAATAGCACCCATACATGGTGGGTGCTATAACTATTGTTCTGTTGACTTTTGCAACTCTCCGTTGACTGACAACTCTTCCATGTAAGGTGCATCTGCTTCTGGTCTGTTTTGATAGATCGTTACATCAAAGTTAGTGATATATGACATATCAGCCTTATTGATTGTTTCGACTATATCAGATGCAGTTATACTAAATCCATCAGCTACGCTAACAGGCATTGCTAACATCTCACGCAAGCTTTCTCTTGCTTTGAGTAAGTTAAGATAGCCAATTTCACGCTTTTCATTGAAGTAGTAAATGTAGATATTAAGCGTATCACCCCTTAGGATTTCGCCTATATCTTCATTGTTGAAGTCTACTACCTCGATAAAAAATGATGGTCTAGTAAATCCCTCTGAAATATCCCTATCATTAACATCACATTGAAGCAACTCTCTGCACTTTACTGTTAATGCTTTTACTATTTCAACTGCAGTTATCACTAGCCTAAACCTTTTTCATTAAGCATCTTATCAATAAATTCTTCTGCTAACCCTTGATACTCTGATGGAAAGGCTTTCGCAGTTTTCCCCATTACATTTTTACCTCTAACAAAGGCTTCCCCTGTGTTACCAACTATAAGTTTAGGTTTACCTTGTGCAGAATGACCTAACATCACGTGGCCGTGTTCAACTAACCACGCATGCGGTGCTGTATTCTTAACACGCACTTGCCACTCATCCTTACCATACTTATACGCTCTATCACGTTTAAGGCCTTTGATAAGGTTCTTAGTACCTTGTGTAGTACCGCTTTTATAGTTGTTTTTGGCATTAGCTTTCAGCTTATTGCCAGCACGTTGAAGGAAGTTCTTTGTATCTCTCGGAAAGTCTTTAGTCGCTAGGTCTAGCAACTCTTGAGAAAACTCACTTAAACCTTCTGCTTCAATATCAATGCCCATTAGATTACAACCTCTGTAAATATTTCTAGTCGCTCCTTATTAAGATACGGATCCATAACATACAAGATGTTATATTTCTGCCCCTCAATAATTAGCCACATATCTGGTTCAATATCGTTACGATACCTACACACTACCTTATGTGTAGTTCTAGCAAGTGTGGTTTCTGCCGTTCTACCACTTAATAGACCGCCAGTCTGTGGAATGACACCACAATGCATATTGCCAATAACTGTATCAACAATAGGATATTGACCTAATTCATTCATAGTAGTTGATTTTCTGTTAGCGTGAATTTCTGCTTGATGTTGTAATAGAGTGCTTAATCTACCTTTTCTATACATAATTTCACCTATAATAAGTTCATTGAATACTTATCTAAGATAGCTTGTGCCGTAGGATTTACCACCGCATTTTCAACGGCCGTGAATGTACGATTATCGTAAAATTCACCGCACAAACTCAATACGGCAATAGGCATATCTTCATAATCATCAAGTGTAGTCTTATCAGCTATTCCCATATATGTCATACAATAGGAAATTGCTGCAGATAATACCATGTCTAAGATAGGTTTAGTATCGGCCGTAACATCAACACGAATATAGTTCGATACAATATCAAGATTTAACCCACTAACTTTCATGTTTACTCCTCTGTTTCAGCCTTTTTGCTTTTGGTTTTAGCTTGTTTTACAGGTTCGATGTAACCAGCTTGCAATAGATCATTGATGATTACCTCGTCTGTATACTCAACAATGCTATCAAGTGGGGCAGATACTACCCCACTATAACCAACTAACACCTTGTACTTCATGACTATTAAGCCATTGCCAATGTAGCAATGCGTTGTTCATCAACAATTTTGCCGTCAACTTCAACATAACCAGCTACACCAACTGCGTATTGAGTATAGAAGCGTTCTTGTAATACAGAAATTTCAGAGTTTTCACCACTAATTTTTGTAGCATAACCTTTAAGGTCTGCATAGATTGCAACTTTAGCTTTAGTAGCCATTTTAGGCATATTGTCAGATTCGTAAACAGGACGACCCAACAATGTATAGCCATAACCATTTGTAAGGTCTTTATTAAGCAAGTATTCGCCTTGTTGGTTTTTCAATTTTGCACACGCTTTAAATGTTTCTGGGTTCATGATGAATACACCATTACCACGATATGCTTGCGGCACTTTGAATTGGAGCTCAACCAAATCATCAGCAGTAATTGCAGTTGCACTACCAGCGGTTACTACATTTTTAGCTTGTAACAAACCTTGAATTTTAGCAGTACCATTAATCATTTCGTTTTCTAAGAATACAACGATTGCTTCTGCTACTTTAGTTACAACGTAGTTTACAATGTCAAAGCCAGCGTTATTGATTAAAGATTTAGACACTTTAGTCAATACACCTACTACATTGCCTTTTAATGTAACAGATTTGAATTTACCGCTTGTAGATTCAAGTTCTTGGAATTCGCCTACATATGCACATGTTGTTTTGTTTGTAGACTCATCTTCAACTGCGAATACCAAATCACCTTTTACATCGTAGAAGTCAGAGTTTTGAATGATTGGTGCAATGCGTTTAACAGTACCAATGATACGTTCTGCTATTGTGGATGGAATTACCACACCATTATCACCTTTAGTAAGGTTTACATCTGCACGTGTTTCAGTATCAGAGAATGTAGTTTCACCATTACGCAAGAAGTTAGCGAACGCACGTTCTTCTGCCATTGCCATTGCTTTTTCATCAGCTTTAACAGGTTCTTCTTCGTTAGATACAGACATCATGGAACGTTCTTCTTTTGCGAGTTCCAATGTGCGGTCAATACCAGCTACTTCTTTACGAAGTTCTTCAAATTTGGATGTTTCTTCTTCGTTCAATGCACGAGTTTCTTCATCTGCTGCTTTAACAAGGTTGTTCATTTCTTCAACTAAACCATTACGTTTTTCAATAAGTTTTTTAAAATTCATGCTATCCTCTTTTCTTTGCATTAAAAAAGCACCCACATATGGTGGATGCTAAGCATTTAATTTGTTTAAAATGTCATGATATTTCTGATTGCTGGTTTCTTCATCATCATCAGTCTTACGTTCTTCAATATCATATTCTAATGTACCTGTTGCAGTTTCGTTAGATCTACACTCAAGTAAATCTTCACCTTCATCTGCTCGTACATTGATAGATGTTGCAATATATGCAGGGTTCACAGATAAAATACTAACTTCACTTACATCAATAGCTTTAAGCGTACGGACTTCTGGCATATTTTCTTGTTTATCCCAAGCATCTTCTAGTTTTCTAAAACCAAAAGACCAACCTTTAAGCTGTCTATTTTCTGCAAGTTGTACTACTTCCGCATCAGATACAATAGCCTTTGCATATAAACCAATGCTATCTTCTCTTAATTCAAGCGAGCCATCTTGTTGGTCTCCCAATTTTCTGCGGTGGTTGAAGCGTAATTCTACATTATTATTGCGTTGTAATGCAGAATTGAACGCACCACTTTGTACTTTTTCTAAAAAATTACCCCTTACATCACGAATAGGCTTGCTTAAACGCTCTGTAACATTCACATAGCCTTCAATCGTAACTGCACCATTACGGACTTCAATTTTCATTATTTTCACCCCCTTTCGTTGATTTTAGTGTAGTTAAATCACCAAGCACACCAGTATTTGGTGTATACACTTTCTTCGTTTGTGGATAATAGAACACGTTCGCAAGGTTCATACTTACGAAGTCAATACCCATAGGAGATAAATCTTCACGTTGACGAATTTCATCAACGTTAATCCAGTTGCTATCCAATGCAGTCTTATATGCATTAAAACGTGTAAGCATGTCTGCTTTCAATAGATCATTCATATCTAAGCTGAAATACAGATTACCTTTTTCTATTTCAAGCAACATCGAACGATTAATAGCTTCAACAAAGCAATTCACGATTGGCATAATCGTAGTTTTAACAAAAATATTAAATGCTTTTTCATCTATAAATGTTTTATCAGTAAAGCCAAATAATTTATAAATTAAATCTGCATTTGTTTGTTTGCTTTCGTTGAGTTGGTTTTCTACGGCTGTACTATCAGCACTTTCAAATGTAATGCCCTTATTAAGTACAATTACATCGCTAGTACCAAGCTTTGCCGTCATCTTTCTCCATGCTTTTTTAAGTGCATCAAGTGCTTTTACCGTCAATCTCCCCTCGGATTTAAGGAAGCCTTTACGCACACCCTTACTGATTACACCATTCTCATACACTAACGCATTGTACATACTAGAAATATGCGTAGCATTATCGTCTAACAAGCCTCTACCATGTACCCCATCACTGCTATTTCTAACAGCACGCATGATATTAAAATTATCGTAATAATTTCCATCTACTAAGAATAGTACAGTCCTATCAATTAGTTTTCCGTTATCAAGCACATTTACACGATATTTAGGCAAGTATTGTAATGATGTAGCATTATTTCCATCTTTTCCGATGTAACAATAACAAGCACCTTCCATGATTAGATCATTAATCATAGCTTGCTTTGTTTCAAACGAGCCTAGTATAGAATTAGTATCTACATTCAATAGCTTTGTACGTTCATCGTCCGTGATTTCTTTAATAGTATTGCCATCTCGTTTGTATAACTTGATAGGAATACCAGCAATAATACCACTAATCAAAAATAACGCACTTGCTACCGCTGGCACGCTTAATGCTTGTTGCCGTGTTACTCGTGTTGTTGTATCGAAACTAGGAAGCCCTAAATCTACATCATCAGCCGTATCAATGAATGAGTTTTCACTCACTACAGACTCTTCACGTACCTCTAAACCAAAGATATTTTTAATTAATCCCAATTTTTCACCCCCTTTCTACATTTGCACTACCCAATCAAGGGTACTATTAAGCATATAATTTTGATGCAACAAGTACATTGCATTGATGCCAGCTACTACCATATCAACTTTCCCTCTCGATTTTTTCTTGTTTACATATCGGTTCATGTTCGTATCATACACACATCGTGAGTTTTCAAAGTTGATTTCTAGTAATTTATTGCCTTTTTCATAAACAAGATTGCCATCAGCAACTAATTCTGCAAGCCATTTAGTCGCTGGATGTAATACGCTTGAATGTTGTTTAATCTCAACCATCGTATATCCAGCATCTTCTAACTTTTGTGCAGTTGATAAGGCATTATACCTATCATATCCAATACCCATCACAGTAACCCCATATTTAGCTTCTATTTGCATTATGTAGCGTTCAATAGCCCCATAATCTACAGTTCTATTGCCACACGCTAGGCAATATCCAGCGTTAATAAAATCACGGTATGGAATGCGTTCCAGTTTAGACTTTTCATCTATTCTATCTTCTGGTACAAAAGCCACCGCATCAAGGTATACCTTTTCTGTTTCTTCATCAAAGGCCACCATAGATACAGCACAGTTATCGGTAGTCATGGCTAAATCGACACCAAGAAATACTTCTCTACCGCTCCAGTCGATATGATCTACAGCACCTTTTTGTAAATCAGCAACGTTTACAAAGCTTTCACTACCAGCACCGCTATAAATGATATTGCAATGCTTTGTTATGAAGTTCTCACGCTTACTTTCAATCTCTATGGCTACTTGCCGTTTAGCTTTCAAGTCATCCATGATTTCTTCCATTTCAATGGCCAATGGATTGCTTTGCTCTAATACTTCATCATTGGTTGCCCAACCTTTTGTATCGTCTGGCTCATATAGTAATGCAAATACTTTATCATCATCTACTGCTCCATTTAATACACGCTTTGCATAGTCCACTTCATCTTCAAATGGATTGTTAAGTGTAGGATATTTAGTTGAAATAATGAAGCCTAACTTGTTGAGTATCGTTAATTGCCCTGACCTCATAGCTTCAATAGCATAGGTATTTGGCAATGCTCCTGTTTCATCTACAAGAAACACACTAGGCAACTTACCATCTAACCGCCCTGTTGAGTAGTTAAGAGGTGTATACCTGTTTTCAGTAATATTACAGTGGATGTAATCACGCAATATTTTAAACTTTTCTTTGCCGTTCATCTTCCCTAGTAGTGCTGGACTACTTCTGATTATTTCTTCAATAGCCGTTTTAATCTCACGAGATAGCGAACCATCTGGAGCGACTGAATAGAATTTAGAGAATTTAGGTTCAATGAAGAAAAGCAAAATAAAAAGAACAGCAATTAGGAATGTCTTGCCGTTCTTTCTGCATATTTCTAGTATTGCGTTTTCATATCTTCGTTTGTCTTTATTATCACGTTCTACAGTGCCTAGAATAGCTATGATGAATAGCCATTGAAAGCCAGCCATCGCATCATACACAGTAGAGTTTGCTTTTAGGCCTTTAGGCATTACCATTAACTTCAATAGTTCGCCTATAGTATGCACTTTGTTGTCGTCAATCATGTATCGGCTATCTTTACCATTAGCAATAACAAGAAATTCCTTTACTTGTAGTTTGACATATTTAGGTGCATTGACTTTACCCTCTGCTACATCCATTGCGTACTTGTAGGCTGGATGTTTTTTATTCATCAACTACTACCCCCTTGCAGTACATTAAGCAATGGATCTTGCTCTTCTTCTTTTTGATTAGCTACAAGTACTCCCAGCTTTGCCCTAGATTGTGGAGATAGACATAATTCATCACACAGTTTTAAATAGGTTCTCACCAGCTTCTCTTGTGTTGCCACAAATTCCCTATCAATTGCAAGTGTTGGTCTTTTGGCCACACGCTTATTTGCCGTATGTAACATATCAATAGCTACACTAGCTTGAATAATTGTTTGTGTATCTAATCGGCTTAATACTTTAGCTTGCCTTAATGCATCAACAATAAAGTGAAATGCTTCTAATTGTGTTTTAGTTAGATAGCTTGGCGGTTCTATTTCCGCATCATCAATGAACGCATTTTCTACAGCTATGCGTTTTTCTTTTTCTGCCTTTGTTAAATGCTTCTTTGTAGTCCTTGCTGATACAGCCTTTCTCATGTGTCTACCTCCTTTCCTCTCTATTGCAGCATCCTTGTATAGTTACAATATAAATAAATATATATTCACGTGCGCACGCATGTCCCATTAGGGAAAATTGTGTAAATTGTGGTGAGCAGTACGGTCTTGGACTTTTTCGCCAAAAAATTATTTTATGGTAGGGGGGGTACTAATTATTTTTTTCAAGTACTCCCTCTTATATTCTCCATGGTCTGCTTTGTTATGATGCATCTTACATAATGTAATTAAATTATTAGGTGATGTTCTCTTATTCCATGCTTCGTGTAATGGTTCAATGTGATGCACATCTAAGCGTTGCCCTACACTAATATAATTATCTTCGTGCAAGCATAATCTACATAGATGTTTATCACGATCTAATATATCTCGTCTGCAGTCTTGCCATTCAACACTGCTTCTGAACTTCCGTTCTTTCCTTCTGCTATCAGATGCATTTGCATGCTCCTGCTTGTAGTTGCGCTTTGGTTTATGTGGACAATCTCCTTCATGTATTCCTCCACAATAGCTACATGCTTTTAGCATTGCATCACCTCTATCTTAATACCGTATTGTTATTACGCTTCAACTTCCCATGTGTCCTTCTACATAATCCACAATTAGTTTTTCTTGCATCATTCTGTGTTATGTAGCTTTGACATATTCCCTCATATTCAATTGTTTCTGCAGTGCAGATGCCATATTTATTATTTAAGCATCTGTCCCTATTGCAACATATTCTAGTCATACATTATATCCCATTGCTCTACGATTAATTGCATATGCTTCATCATATGTAATACCTTCACGCTCTGCTACTTTATTTAAGCAATCATCTTTAGTTGGATATTGTCCACTATGTGTATTGATATGGCATTGTGTACAGAGTTGTATTAAGTTCTCCTTAATATCTCCGCCACCACTTCCACGTGTATTAATATGATGTGGTTCTATATTTGTTCTTTGTCCGCATATTTCACAATATGGCTTACGAACTTCTTGTATTGTTTTCTTGGATGTAATTCTTTTATGTTTCATCAAATACCCCTTATAAACTAAAAAGGATCGCATCATACTGTGTTGTGCGACCTGTGTATGATGTAGTCCTTAATAGTGTGTAGTTTTTCTAGGAGGCTTGTTGAAAGTGTTCTCTTCATCCATGCCCACGTATAGTATCCCATAAATTGATAGTCAAATACTATCAACCTTTTTAAAAATTACTTCAAAATTTCTAATTGCACGCTTATGCAGATTGTGAATATTTTGCACCGAACACCCTATTAATTCTGCTACCTTTTCCCATGTGTAACAATTAATGTATCTATCAATCAGTACCGCCTTTTGCTTGGCACTAGATATTGCATTAATAAGAAATCTTGCTCTTTCCCTTTCTCTTAGGTAACCGCTCCACTCCCTCATTAGTTCATTTGATAGTGCATCAATGTTTGCTATCTTATCTTCAAATGTGATTGGTTGCCCTCCGCTTACAATGTCTTTGCTATAGTCTAGTGCTTGCAGATACATTATATCTTGTTGCAGCCTTAACACTTCTCTTTCCTTACATTTGATATTCAAATCAGTATCACGTATCTGATTTAAATATTCCCTTCCTGTCATCGGCTATTATCTCCCTGTTCCTTTAATTTATCTGTCCATTCTTTCCATGTATATATTGGTATCCCTTTTGCTATTGCAAATGACCATTCACCAATGCAGCCTTTAGATGTTTCCCATTCTCCACATAATACTAAGGCATCACATTTATTTAGCATGTCCAAACATATTTTCAAGCCTTTTGAATACTGTGTATCAAAGTACAACATGCTGAAATTGTGAAGAGGTGATAGATATGTGTTGTTCTTATCTAGCATTACTAAGTTTTCCATAATTGTATCAATGGAATACTTATTAGCTTCCTTTCCTGCATATGGATGCGCTACATAAATTAATTGGTTTTTAATCATCCTCTTCTCCTTCTTGTACTAGATCATTGATGTGAAATGTTTCACCCTCAACCGCATCAGCTTCCAATTCTTCTTCCCACAGTTTCCCCTGCGCTCTTGCACCTCTTACAAACAGTTCTATTTCTTCTACTAATGGAATTAGTTTATCTTGTGTTTCCTCTTCTACTGGAAGCCATGAAGTGCTAATTTTACATTCATCACCTTTTTTGTTAGTAATTAAAAGCACATACTTTACTTCTGTAATAACTCTAGGCATTTCTTTATGCCATTTAAAGCTAATAGATTTAATCTTCATCCACTCTTCTTCAAATAGCTTAAATACTTTAAACACTTCAAATACTAATGCTCTTGCATTTACATATGGTTCTAATATCTCTGGTCTGAAATCGTCCTCTGTGCTTAATTGATATGTTTCAGTAATACCAGCATTATTTGCTTTCTCATACTTTACTTTCTTTTTATCCCCAAACCCAATGCTTAGTATCCTCATTTTTGTTTTCCTTTCCTACAGCTTGCTCTTCGAAGTTCAAATCTTTGTTTTTCTTCACATTCCCAATCACCGCATATTACCTTACGTGTATCATTTGTATAGAACTTCTTTCCACACTGTATACAGTATCTTGTGTATTTAAATTCTTTCTCTAATCGTTCAAGGCGCTCTAGCTCTATTTGTTCCTTTGTCTTTCTAGGCTTTACTGGTTTGCCTGCTCTACAATCTGGACACCATGTGCTATGGCTATCTGGTGTAAATAACCTATCACATCTATGACACTTTCTTTGCATTTCATATCCTCCTAGCTTATTTTCTGAACGTTTTCACGTTCTTTTTGTTTATATTCTCTGTACCATTCCCTAGCATATTTCCATTCTTCGTCATTTTCACATGGTTGCACGCACTCTTTTATTACATACCGCTTTATCTTGCTTGTATTAATTTCTATTACTTGGTTTGTTTCGTACCTCCTGTTACAAATAGTTAGCCAGTTCATTTTTTCTATGTGATCACTTACAATTGGCTTTAATGATTTAAAAGGTTTATTGTACATAGCTAATTCATGTTTTCCATATATCTGTGTCCAACCACTTACTTTATTATCATCAGCCATTGTTATATTTAGCCTTACCCATAAATCTAACTTCATTTATTAATCCCTCACAGTACAGCTATATCCTTTTAGCTTTCTCATTCTGTGCCTAATGGTTCTTACGTTATCCCCAATATATTTATAGGCATCTCCTTGCATGTTCTTTTGCTCGTTATATTTATCTAGCTGCACTCGCCATTGAATGTAACTTTCACATTTACTGTGGCATCCTACTTCTCTAAATTGGCACTCCCTGCATGGTGGTTTCATAATAACTCCTCGCCCATTGATTAAATGCTTTGTTTTTCTTTAATTCATCTCTTCTTATTCTTGCCTTTATCAATGCATCAGATGATATGAATACATAACCCCAATGTGGGATGAACACTTTCCTAACTTCTTTTGAGCGCCCTTTTACAATATGATCATGTGCTTTGCATACATTTCTATATCTTTCATTCATGCTCATATCCCTCTAATCTATTGCCTATTACTTTTACTTTCCCATTATTCAATACAAATGCTAAGTCAAAATCTAATACCGCATCACGTTGTGTTGTGTCCTGCTGGTTAATTGCCTTGCATCTCCATTGGTATTTATCAACGCTGTAATATACTTCCCCTACCATTGGTGTATCTTGTATTGATTTGCAATCAAACTCTATATGGTCCTTTTTCGTATATTCTTTGCCCTAGTATATCTTTTGCTTCGCTTCCTCTGCATAGTGTTCCGTCCTCAATTGGTACCCATGCATATGTATCATTTTCTACTGATAGTAATCTTATTTGTGAGTAGCTTTGCTTTATTTCATCACTGCTTACCCATTCTGACCTGTTTAAGTTCTTTCGTAGGCCTTTATATACTAATGGCTTTATGCTACCTCCTCACACACTGCATTGATGCCCAGCTTCTTTAGTAACTCGTGTATCATCAATCTTCCCTTTTGTGTCCACCGTGTAGATGCTTTGCACTCCAATCTTCCGTCTGTAGTCATGTATGTATGTGTCTTAGTCTTTGTGTACCCTTTTCGCATTAAATCACTGTACAAAATCCATTGACCATTTACGCTACGTTGAATGTGTGCATCATGTAGTATCTTGTTTAAAGCTTTAGCACTTAATCCATAGTCTGCAGCAATCTGTGTTACTGTCATTGCATTTGTACTGCTTAGTATTTTATCCACATAGTCAGCCTTTGGCTCATATTCCGCTATTTGTTGTTTCTGTTGCTCAATAATTGCCTTTGATTGGTTATGTGCTTCTACTTCATCTGCATACAATCTCAATGCTTCTGGTAATGTCTTTGGAATATGTAGATCATAGCTTCCTGTTTTTCTAATTTGTGGAAGTACTTCGCTAGTTACCCAGCGTTTAAATTTCTTCGCACTTGGCATCTTTGATTTCAATATCAAGGAATATAGTCCAGACTCATTGATTAAATATGTTTCCCTCTTTTGGCCTGTGTCGGCAATTTGCCAACGCAGCTTATCTTCTTCATCAATATGTTTTCTGATTGCATCTGCAGTATCTTTATATCCAAGTGCAGTTGCTACGCTCTTGGCCACAAAGTACACTTCATTTTCAATAATGATAGTTCTTAGTTCCCCAAACTCATTACTGTTAAATAGTGTTGTTACATGGTTCATAACTTCGCCCCCCTAGTTTTAGGTAAGGGCGGATATACCGCCCACCTATTTTATTTGCTTACCGCATCAAGTCTTGCTGTTAATTCTGCAATTTGTGCTTTCATAGCTTCAATTTCTCCGTCACGTTTTGCTTGTGGTTCATATTCACTATGTTTACCAAATTTGAAAGATGCGCTTACGTTGTACATGTTTTCACTGCCAAATGTACCTGCAATTCCAAGTAATACTTTTTCATTTGGTCTGTAGTATGCACCTAATGCCACTGCATTGGCATTTTTATAGTGACCATATGCTACAGATGTGCTAAATTTATCATCTTTGTTAAATTCCATTGGATGTAGTCCAGCTAATGCAGCCGCACCTGCACCTACTTTATTAATTCGTCCGTCTAATTGCTTAATGTCTGATTTTAAATTTGTTAATGTATTGCTTGCTTGATGCTCTAACTTATCAATGCGCTCTTCATGATTTTTCAATACACGATCATTAGCCTTGATAGCATTTTTATTATTTGCAATGTCCGCATCATGTTGTGCAATGTGTTGTGTATTATTTTTGATTGCATCCTTATGATTTGCTAGTGTGTTATGTACTGCAGTATTGAATTGTTGTTGCGCATCTAGTGCTTTATCAATATCTTCACCCATTGTATTAATGGCATCATATGCAGCATGTAGCTGTGAACCATTTACTGCATCAGTAGAAGATGCATCTACTCTGCCTGCAGCAACATTCTGTACTTGGCGAACATAATTTTTTACTCCACCAAATCCTGCACGTTGTTTACTACCTACACTCACTACTGATGTTGCATCTGTACCTGCAAATACATATGTTGTGTTGTTTACCATTGCTTGCAGTTGATTAACTGCATCGTCTGTTACACTATTTGTTCCTAGTGCAACGCTATTTGGCTTGTCAGCCACAATATTATTGCCAATGCCTACCGCATCAACTGCAGTAACCTTTGTATGTGTCCCAATGGCCATGGAACCCTGTCCTGCAGTTTCAGAATTTGCACCAATGATAGTTTGTTCCATATCACCAGCCATTTTGTTATTGTAGCCAATCACAGTTGATTGATTTCCTTTAATGTCTTTGTTATTAGCACCTACAACCACTGTATTTTCACCAGTGATATTGTTTGTGCGACCAATTGCAACGCTAGATACACCACTTACATATGCACCATTGCCAATTGCAATAGTGTCATATGCTGATGTTCTTGCTTGGCTACCAATTGCATACGTGTATTCAGTCAATGCTTCTGCATAACTACCAAATGCAAATGTATTTCTTCCTTCTGCTTTTGAATTATTTCCCCCAGCAAATGAATTTGTTCCATTTACTGTGTTGTTTTCACCAAATGCAATTGCATTGTTAGAATTTACAGTGTTTTTATATCCAAATACTGCAGCACTATTTGCTGTTGCCACATTATCTGTACCACCTACTAAATTATTTGTTCCATTTGCATATGCACCATTAACTACTGCGCTTAATACCATTACTGCTAACATTACTTTTTTCATTGTTTTCTACCTCGTTTCGTTTTAATTCCTAATTTTTTACAAATATTTCTAATTAAGCTTTGACTTACTTCTAATTCCTCTGCTATTTGCCTTTGGCTTAGTCCTCTATTAATCAATGGTTGTAACGTGTCTGCATTTATTTGTTCCTTTAATCCCAATACTTTTAATGCATTTCGCTTATCCATTGCGCCGTATACTACCGCACCTAGTGCCAGCCAATTTATGCAGTTCATCGGAACACCTGCCATGCTTGCACTTTGCATGTTGTTCCCCTCCTATTTTGCATAAACCTTTGACGGACTATATGCAGGGCAATCTTCACATTCTTCTTTTTTCAGCCAATATAAAGTGCCTGCTGTTTTGCCTTTGAATACTTTAATTGATGTTTTCCCTTTGGGGCATGTTGCTTTTACCCATAGCGCACCGCTTTTTGCTGGTCCAAATGAGTGGCTGCATATCTTTCTTGGTCTACCTCTTCGCATTTATTTCCTCCTAGAATGGAATATGTTCATCATCATCTGCAAACCCATTTTCAAAATTGCTTGGTGTACTTTCATTCTCTTTCAAGCCATACGTAAGGACTTTGGCCACAATCTCTGTAATGTATCTTTTCCCTCCGTCTTTTTCGTATGATCTAGTTCTTAGTTCACCATTTACTGATACAAAATCACCTTTCTTTAATCCACTGTATTTTTCCGCATCAACCCAGCATACAATGTTGTGATATTGTGTACTCTGTTGCTCGTTTACATATTTATTGGTTGCCATTCTAAATGTGAGTACTGGCTTTCCTGTTTTTGTGTATCGTAGTTCTGCATCTGCTACTACGTTACCGCTCAAAAATACTTCATTTACGTTTATCATTTACTTCATCCTCCCATTTCTCACATTCTTTACTAATTACGCATAATGCCATTATTGATACTCCTAGCATTGCCCCTATCACAATGCCTATTCCTAGTAGTTCCATGTTTTACCTCAATTCTTATTAATCTGTAAAATCTGTAAGGATAACCTTCATCTGATACAGCTTCAACTACACTGTCTGTTTCTACGTAATATCCTTTTGGCGGTTGGATGTAATCTCTCCATTCGCTTGGCTTCAATATTTCTGTTTTTACTTTTGGCTTTTCTAAATTTTTGCTACTATTCCACCTGCGCTTAAATGCATCTTCTTTATCTGAATAGCAAGCACTCCTTTTTTCTTTCACAAAGTAGCTTGCCAATCTTACTGCATCTTCTGCTCTTCCTTGATATAGCATCAACTTATGCATGCCATGTGTCCAAAGTTCATTCAATTCATCTGAATATAGTTCTGCATTATTGATGATCATGTGGAAATGTATTCTTGTTTTCCCCTCCGCTATGTAAATGTATTTCAATTCTTTATCCAGTTTTTTATATCTACGTTTAAGCCGTCTTATAAAATTCTGAATATCTTTCTTCGCATCTTCCCATGTAGCAGGTTGTTCTTTGTAAGTTAATGTGATGTAACAATCATTTGTAGTGAAGTTATTATCAATCAACATACGCAGCATTGCTTCTGCTTGTTTTTCATTTTGCTTTTTCTGCGCTTCTGGTGTGATGCTTTTCTTTTTTACACGCTTGCCATTCTTTCTATAGGTTCTTGATGTGTGATAATCAAGTACCTCTATCATATTTTTAGATATGACCTTCTTACGCTTCCTCATCGTAATTACTCCCCATGGTTGATTTGTTAATATGTTATATCTAGTTAATAAGAAAAGCCTTGAAATAAGCTTTTCTCTAGTCTTTCATGCCCATGTGTGATATAATTACGTTAGGTTTGGTGCGTAATTACGTGCTTGATTAGGCTACTTTAATTAGTGGCCTTTTCTTTTTGCCTAGGATAATTGCAATGCATGTCACCTTGTTCAATCTCTAAATATTGGCATTCATCGCAATGTTCCATACATATAATCCCTTTGGCCTGTCTACAGTGTATGTAGGCATGGCCTTTTTTATTGCACTCATCACATATGCTGCAGTGTTTACTCATTATTCATCACCGCATCAAGCAGTATTTCTCTTGCCCTTAATGCAAGATATACTTTGTTTTCTTTAATTGGGCCTTTACCTGTTATGCGTAATACATATTCCCCTGTCTTTCGCTTAACAAAAATAGCGCATCCATTAGCAAGAATAGTAAAGTCTAAACTTGCGCTTTTATTGCTTACGCTAATTGATGTAATTCGTTCCCTTAACACTTGCATTTCTTCATCATCAAACATTAAATATGTTTTTAGTAGATCTAGTGCTTTTTCTTTTTTGTCTTTCATGTTTTATCACCTCCTTAACCCTGCCTAACATCCAAATTGTGATGCCAGTTGTTATTGTTAAAACTATATTGATTAGTATTTGCCAGCCTTCTGCTTGCTCAATTCCTCCATATAGTCCTAACCCCAATATCCCCAAACACCATTGCACGGTTGTAATTAGATTTATAATGTTCATCTTCTATGCCCCCTTTAGCCACTTCATGTGCTGCCCTTTCATCCATGCTTCAAACTTTTCTACATGTACCAGCGTTTGTTGTGGTCCTAGTTGCATACAGATTTCATTAAATCTACCTTCATTGCGGATCATATCTATTCTTCTATAGATATACATTTTGCTTCGTCCCCATATCTTAGCTAATGTGCTAATAGGCACATACTTTGGTTGAACACTTTCCATTCCTACTACTCCTTCTAATCACGTCTTATATTTAAATAATCCACGTTAACTTTTATTCCTAGTTCTCCTAACTCTTTAATCCCTTGTTCTACTTCATCCTTCGCTTTTAATACTCGTTCATATACTTTAATAAATTTTTCGTCTCGCATTTTTTCTATATTTGCTTCAATTGCAATTACCAACATTAACATTTCCTCCTATTTCATCTTTTTTTTCAGAATTGATATAATCACCTTGAAAGGAGGTGAAATTATGAATAAAACAATTAAAGAGTTGCAGGCTTTAGAATTTGCAATCTATCAAACACTTACAATTGATAGTTTTTATGAAGTAGAATTTCTTTGTAAGTTCCACGGTGAATTGATTACATGTAAATCACTAACTTATATGGATAGTCCATATATGCCTATCATTCCACCAGATTACAAAAACACTTTTAAGCCACGTCCACTTGAACCAATCGAATATGATAAGTTGCTTGAGTTATTAGACCTACCACAAACTCATAGCATCCGTACTTCATTAGTCGATTGGCATACTAATGATACGGCTTACTTCTTGAACCGATTTTTATATATAGACTTCATCTCTCATTTTGATGAAAAGCAGTTTTCAAAGCTTCCTAACATGTTAAATAATGTTGTTTTCTTGAACTCTAACCGTTGTGTTCCATTCTTATTTGTTGATGAATGTGAACCTATTACTGTTCTTTATGCAGCGGTAACTTTGAAAGATAAGTAGCTTCATACTCTAATACAGTAGAAACATTAAGAAGGATTTCATTTGCTCCTGCATATGTAAGTCCTTCTTTTTCTTTTAATAAAGCAACTACTTCCATTACAGTTGGATCTTGATATAAATCTTTAACTGTCCGTAGTTCCCAGTCATTCATTGGTTGTCTTAAAGTTTTCATGTGATTTCACCTCGGCTAATTTATAACTTGTCGCATATCATGCGACTACATTAGTAAAAAAAATATCATTTATATCATCATATGTTAAAGATAGCGCCTTAGAAATTTTTTCAACATCTTTTACTGTGAAGTTTTCCCCAGACTTATTAAGCTTTCTATATACTGTAGATTTATCAATCCCAAGTACATTTGCTAACTCCATAATGGAAATATCTTTTTCCACTAATTTAGCTTTCAACTTTCTGATATTCACCATATCTATTCCCCCTTTTTTTATTTGTCGCTTATATGCGACTTCCTTTATCTAGATATTACCCCATTAAAAATTGCATGTCAACAATATTTTTCGCATTTTATGCGAATTTATGTTTTGTTTAAAAATATTTGTTGCATTTTTGCGAATTGTATTGTATTATGTAAACAAAGGAGAAAGTGAGGTTATCACATGAGAATTGGAGAACGTATTAAACAACGTAGATTAGAACTAGGTTATACTGCAGATGCACTAGCTAAATTGTTAAATAAAAATAGAGCAACTATATATAGATATGAAAATGGTGATATTGAAAATATGCCAATTGATGTTCTTGAACCTTTGGCCAAAGCATTAAATACTACTCCTGCATATCTAATGGGTTGGCAAGAGTCGGATAAAGCATCTACACCTTCTCACGCTACTCAAACAGATGATTATTATTTAGATGCAGAAACTGCAGAATATGCGGAAATGCTTCGCACTCGTCCAGAAATGCGTATGTTGTTTTCTGCATCACGTGGTATCTCTAAAGAGGAAATGCAAGAAGCGGTGAATTATATAGAATTTATTAAATCTAGAAATAAAAAATAATACTATTAGGGGTTGTTAGTTTGATTATTAATATTATTGAGTGTGATATTCCTAATGTGAAAGCTATTTCATCTACTGGGGAAGATGAAGGTGTTCATAATATTTATATCCGTAAAAATATGTCTATTGAAGATATGCGCAATGAAGTAAAGCATGAATTGCTGCATATCATTAATGATGATTTTCACATAGATCATCATGTTAATTTAATTGAACATATGGTAAGGCGGAAAGAACTTACTGATGAATTACTTGAAGAAATAGATTTCTATCATCATGTTCTTTAATTGCATAAAAAAATAAGCCCCCACCGCAGTGAGGGCCATTAAAAACTACATACCTTAGAGGTACTTCATTTTTACT